AGATTACTTGCTAAAAGAATACAAGATATCTATAGATCTAAAGGTACAGAACAATCATATAAATTTTTATTTCGTATTTTATTTAACGAAGACGCAGAATTATTTTTTCCAAAGACAGCATTACTACGACCATCTTCGGGAACTTGGTCAGCCAGAACTGTTATAAGAATTACAGACGCCACAGGTGGGGATCCTTTAGGATTAATTGGTCAAACTATTTCACAAACTCAAGCTGTAGGCGATGGTACATTTAGAACTGTCACAGGTTTCGTAGAAAACGCAGTATCAACTCAGATAGGAAGTAAGACTGTCACTGACTTAACTATGGATGATGAGTCAATTACTTCAACTTTCGAAGCTGAAGATGAATTTAATATAAAGAGTATTACAGCTACATCACTAACAACTGGTGCTACTATAACAGCCACAGTCGTTTCAATTATTACTGGCTTTAATATTACTGATGGTGGATCTTATTATGATATTGGTGATTTAATTACAATCGTATCACCAACAGGTAGCGAAGCTAGAGGAGAAATAACTGAGATTGACTCAGGTTCTGTTACTGGTGTCACTATCGAGAATGTTGGGGCAGGTTATAAAATAAATGATGAAATTATTTTTGATAATTTAGGAACAGGTGGACCAGGATCTAACGCAGCATTATCTGCTCGTGCTTCAGTCACTAATATTGACCGAGACTCAGTATCGCTTGAGTCAGGAAACGCAGGTGGTGGAGGAACACTACTACAAGAAAATAATTTCGACATAGATTTACAAGAAGCTCCAGAAGAAGGAGCAATTAAACAAGTCACAGTTTTAACAGGTGGTGCATTTTATGACAGACTACCAACCCTTACACTACCAACAGGTGGGAACAGAACTGGTGGTAAAGTTGTAGCAACTTCTACTTCTATTGGTAAGTTAAGAAAAATAGAATTATCTAGATTTGGTATTGACTATAAAGTTCCACCTATTGCTTCTGTACCAGCAATATCTATTTTACAAAATGTCACTGGCTCATTTAACGCAGGTGATACAGTCACACTTACAGCTCAATCATTTTCAGTAGAAGATGGCAGTGGTGGAGTGTTATTAGAAAGTGGCGATAATATGTTGGTAGAAAACCAGCAAGTATGTACAGGTACAGTAAGAGATTTTGATACAGTTAAACAAGTTTTAAAAGTAGATAACCCAAATGTATTTTTACCATTCGCACTTGAGGATGGTTCTGGTAGAATGACCACAGAAACTAGAGATACTTTTGTTCAAGAACAATCAGGTTTCTTCGCAGATAGTAATACTGTGACATCATCATCAGGTGGTAGTGGTAAAATTATTGACATTAACTACCCATCTATTACAACTTCGGTTGGTGCGACAGGTACAGGGTTAGGAGGATACTTAACTGCTGATGGTTTTATTTCTGAGTCATCTAAAAAAATACAAGACTCTAGATTCTATCAAGACTTCTCATATGTAGTTCAAGTTGGTCAATCAATCGACCAATATAAAGATGCTGTTAAAAAATTACTACACCCAATCGGACTAGCATTATTTGGAGAAGTACAGATACAAACAATCCTAGCATCATTGATGGGCGATATAAATGATACAGAAAAGAAAAGATATCTGGTCGATTTATTATTACAAGTTATAATTGATGGTAAACTAAAAGCAGTCGGTAATTATAGACCTAATAGTGCAGCAGAACATAGACCAGATTTACCAAAACAAATTTTTAGTATTAACTTAGAAGCATTAGTTGATACTGTTCTTAATTTAAGAATACAAACTTCTGACTTTGTTAGTGAAATAGAGTTCCCTAACTTAACACCAGCAGAAGTAAATCTATTAGAACTATCTCCACTTAACATATCAGTAGAGGATAGAGTAGAAATAGCTAATAGAACTGCTTACGATTTACAAAAACCTGCTAGAAATCCTGTTGTAAGTTTACCACTAAGGAGTTCACAACCATTTGATGGTTCGGTAAGACGAGCAGGGTTTAACTTAATAGACCTCGATAGGTATAAGTTCACATTTAAACCCTCTGTAGCAGGAACTAAATACTCTAATAGTGAAGGCACACCAGCTTTCACAACTAATGGACTTGAAGATGACCCACGATTGACATACCCTAATCCTAATTCTGGATATTATTCACAATATGGTAATACACAAATTAAAGATTTTTCGGATGTTACTGTCGCAAGTATTATAAATAGTCCATATACGCAAGTTTCTTATGCGATTGAATCTGAAATTGGCATATTCAAACAGCCAGCATCAGGTTTGAGATTCTCTACACAGGATCCCGCATTCACTTTTGATGATATCGCATTTACATTCGATGCGGATAGTGTAGAATTTGATACAACTGCTTATAATTTCGATTCGTCGAACTTAAAGTGGGATTTATTAACATAAATTAAATTTAATCCAGGAGAATACAGCCATGGCTGCAATTATAACAAGTAAATTTCGCATTCATAATGCGCAATCGTTTCAGGAAGGTTTTTCCGAATCTGCTGCGACGAACATTTATTTGGGGATAGGTCGTCCACAAGCATGGGCAGACGACAACTCTCCAGATACTCCGACGGATACAGTCTCTGGCGAGTACTATCGTTGGGATGACATGATTGCTTTGAAAAGAGTTCAATCATCTGATGTCACTCTAGCGATTCCTAGAAGAAACTGGACCTCGGGAAAATATTATGACATTTATAAAGATAATTATAATGGTGCAACAGCTGGAGTAAACATTGACAGTGGAGCAGGTACGACACCTGCCACTCTTTTCAGTGCTAACTTCTTTGTTGTTACAGATGAATATAATGTTTATAAATGTTTAGACAATAACAATGGTGGGCAAAGCACTACCAAACCAACAGGAACTGGTACAACTGTTATCAGTACAGCTGACTCATACAAGTGGAAATATATGTACACTGTATCACCAGCTGATGTGTTAAAGTTTGTATCTACAGACTTTATTCCTGTTAAGAAAATTATAACCAACCCAGGATCTACCGATCCTTACTACAATCAATATCTAGTTGAGCAAGCTGCAGTTGATGGTAAGATTGAACATATCACTGTGACTAATAATGGTACATCTTATTCAGGTGCGCCAACTATCTCAATTACTGGTGATGGCACAGGTGCTGCTGCTGATGCAGTTTATGATAGTGGTACTAACACTGTCACTGGCGTGACTGTGACTAATGGTGGTTCAGGTTATACTTTTGCTGCGATATCTTTTTCAGGTGGTGGTGGTTCTGCTGCTGCTGCGACTGCAATCATTTCACCAAAAGGTGGACATGGTGCGAATGCTGAAGAAGAACTTGGTGCTTTTTATGCCATGATGAATGTTCGTTTAGAATACGCAGATGGTACAGGGGACTTCCCAGTAGATAACGATTACAGAAGAATTACATTAGTAAGAGATCCATTCAACTTTGGTGGAACTGTTGTTGCTTCAGCAACTACATTGAGCTCTACTAAATCTATGTCTTTCACATCACTAACAGGTGGTTCGTTGGTTGTAGATAGAACTTTCTCAGGTGGTACTTCTAGTGCTGTTGGTAGAATTATTTCTATCGATACAGGTACATCTACTATTAGATATATTCAAACTGCTAGTGACAACCCAACTGGTGTAAACTTCCAGTCGGCAGAAACTGTCACTATGAATGATGCTGCTGGTTCGCCATCAGGTGTCACTTTCACTAGTGCTACTTTGAATAATCCAGAAGTTCAACCAGACTCTGGTGATATTATGTATGTAGAAAACAGAAGACCAATTAACAGAGCAAGCGACCAAATCGAAGATATAAAAATTATCGTCGAAATGTAATACTAAGTAGTGTATGTACACTACGAACTTGCAATAACAAGAGAAAAGATAGATGACAATAAATTTTAATGTAAGTCCTTATTACGATGACTATGATGCAAGTAAAGATTTCCTGCGTGTATTGTTTCGTCCTGGATATTCAGTACAGGCAAGGGAATTAACTACTCTTCAAACGATCCTTCAAAATCAGGTCACTAGATTCGGAAACCATATATTCGAAAATGGATCTATGGTTATTCCAGGATCTGTAAATGTGAACAATGAAGTAAACTTCATGAAGTTGAACGACTTACAAGATGGAAATTCAGTCACAACCTATCTAACTCAATTTAAAGATAAAGTAATTACTGGTTCAATCTCTGGTGCGAAAGCATTAGTAGAAGATACATCTGAATGTGATTGTATGGTTGCTGGTGACAGCACTATACCATCGCTACACTTTACGATGATGGACTCAGGTACATCAGGGTCAACTAAAAAGTTTGTTGCTGGTGAAGAAATTACTGCACTTGCTGCTGATAATAGTACAACTACAAACTTCCGACTTACTGCTAATCAGGTTGGCGATTTAAAAGTCACCATTAAATCTTTTGGAGATACTGGTAATGTTGGTACAACTTATACAAACAATGCTACTAGCGATGTATTGGGTAAATCATATAGAGTAGAAGTACGAGCAGGGATTTATTATATAGATGGTTTCTTTGTACAAAACTCAGAAATACATTTATATATCTCAAGGTTTAATACTACACCATCTAACAGAGTAGGATTCCAAGTCACTGAAGATGTAGTGACACCAGAGGAAGATACTACTCTTAATGATAATGCTCAAGGTACAAATAACTTTGCTGCACCTGGAGCACATAGATATAAAATATCTCTTGCCTTAAAAAGACTATCACTTAGTGGTACTGACTCAATTAAATTTGTTGAGTTAATTAGAATTAAAGAAGGTATTGTTCAACAGAAAGTTGAAAAGGCAAGTTATGCTGAGTTAGAAAAAACTTTAGCAAGAAGAACTTTTGATGAGTCAGGTTCTTACGAAACAAACAAATTTAAAATATCACTTAAAGAACATTTAGATGATGGTACAGGTGCAGGAGTTTATCAAGCAAATCCTGGAAGTACATCATCTTCTTTCGACGCAAACGCCACTTATGGCGACGCAGATAAATACGCAATCGTTGTAGATCCAGGAAAAGCATATGTTGAAGGATTCGAAGTAGAATCTACACAAACAACTTATTATCCTGCAGTAAAATCTAGACCAACGACTGATTCTTCTGGAACTACAAGCGAAAATAATTCAGTAATTAGAGATGCTGCTCAACCAGTAGGAACATCTATAGGAAACTTTGTAATAGCTAGAAATATTACAAGAGCTCCAGCTATCGATACTTTTGAAAAAGTATTTTTATTCGACGCATCTGGTGCACCTTGGACAAGTTCAGGTGTGTCATCTTATACTGCCCCAACAACTCCTATATCAAGTTATAGTGGTGCAGTTGGTACAGCTTTTATTAGAAGTTTCCAACTACATAATGGTTCATATTCTGCTCCTACATTTAAAGCAAGTTTATTTAATGTAGTAATGAATGATGGTAAATCATTTGCTAGAGATGTCACTTGGTTCGCCAGTTCTAGTAATGGTCAAGTCACAGGTAATGCTGACTTCTATGCAGAGGTAGATCCTACTGCTGACTCAGAACAAATTAATTTATCAGGTACTATGTCATTGCCAAACCAAACAGGTGGTTCTAATGTGACACTTACAGGTGTTGGTACTTCTTTTCAAAATCAATTAAAAGTTGGCGACGCATTAGTACACGATGGACAAACTGTAGGATTTGTCACAGCTATTGCTAATGGTATATCTGCTACAGTACAAAGACCAGCTAACTCTGACAATACATCACTAACAGGTGTAGCAATGACAGTTGGTCGTTCTCAACTAAAAGAAACACAATACAGTTCTCTATTATATTCTACTGGTTATAACTTTACGAAATCTATTAAAGGTTTTGATACAGGTTCAGGAACTGATACTCTAGAACAATCTACTCATACTGTAAGAAGAGTTAATACTAATACAACTACAGGTGGTGGGGACTTCGTTATGACATTAAGTAATGTCAACGAAACTTTCCTATCAGATACCGAACTATCAAACTATACATTAATTAGAAACGATACAGGAGCAGTGCTTAATATAACTGCTGCTGATATTTCTTTTGATGATGACGCAAATAGAAAAGAAGTGACAATCGCTTCTGGTGTAAACGCAACTTCGTGTACCTTGTACACTTCAGTTCTTCAAGTAAATGCTGCAGCAACTGAGAAAACAAAAGTAAGAACTACAGCCAATGAAACATTTACTGGAAAAACTAATGTTGCTAAACCAGAGATAGAACTTAATAATGCTGATGGTATTGATATTACATCAGTTAAAATGGTTCCTGGAAACTTTACTACTTATACAGAAAATTTAGCAATTGATATTACAGAAAACTACGAATTAGATTCAGGACAAAGATTAACGCACTACCAAAAAGCAAGATTAAAATTAAAAGCTGGTGCACCTTTACCAACTGGTGCTATAAAAGTCACATACAGACATTTCTCATATTCTGGTTCAGGAAACTTCTTCTCAGTTGATTCTTATTCAGGTATTAACTATGAAGATATTCCTTCATTCGAATATCAAGATGCTACTGGTCAAAAAGTCACAATCGACTTACATGATGTTGTAGATTATAGACCAGTAATTTCAGGTGCTAATACTTTTACACCAGAACTACCGAAGATTGGTACAGACTTAACAACTCCTGTAGCATTTTATGTTGGTAGAAAAGATAAACTATCTATATCCTCTACAGGAAAAATTCAAATAGTAAGTGGGCAACCATCTGAATATCCGCAAGAGCCAGAAGATCCAAAACAAGGATTGGTGCTTGCTAGTATGGATATACCACCTTATACTAAAAATGTTTCTGATATAAAAATATTCCAAAGAGATAATAGAAGATATACCATGAGAGATATTGGTGGTCTTGAAAAAAGAATTAAGAATTTAGAATATTATACTTCTTTATCGCTACTAGAAAAAGACACTAAATCAACAGCAATTAAAGATGCTACTACTGGCTTAGATAGATTTAAAAATGGTTTTGTAGTTGATGACTTTACAGGTCATGGTGTAGGTAATGTTAAATCGCCTGACTATAATGTTTCTGTTGATGCGAAAAACAGAACACTACGACCAGCACACTTTACAGATGTATTAACAGTTATAGAAAATATTTCAAACACTACTCAAAGAACAACAAGAGGTTATACTAAAACTGGAGATTTAATCACACTACCTTATACTGAGTCAAGTTTAGTTAGCAATCCTAATGCTACTAGATCTCTTGATGTAAACCCTTATAAGATTGGTGCTTATAAAGTAGAAGTACAATTATTCCCAGAGTCAAGTATCTGGAAAGATACAGATAGACGACCAGACTTAACAGTTCAAGATGATAATAACACAGATGCGATTAGATTCTTAGCTGAGCAAACAGGAGTAGTAGGAACTGAATGGAATGAATGGGCAAACAACTGGACTGGTTCTTCTTCATCTACTACAACATCTTCTAGCAGAATTGGTAATACTATAAGTGTGTTTCAAAATACTGTCACCACTGAAACAGGAAACAGAACAAGAGGTGGTACAAGAACATCTATAACCACATCAACCAACTCACAAAACTATGGTGATAAAGTTGTTGATATGACATACATCCCTTACATTAAGGATGAAGTTGTAAATATTGACGCAAGAAATGCTAAACCTAATTCACAATATTTTGTGTTTATTGATGGTGAGCGAGTTGATACCAGTTATGTAAAACCTGCTGACATATTTAAAGTCACACAAGTTGCTGGTTCAACTACACCTATTTTAGATCCAGGACTTTTAGATGCTGGCTTACTAGCTGACGATCCATTTCGTGCTTACAATGGTAAAATTGTAAACGCATTTAACTTCGGTGATGTAATTAAAAATGCTGACCACACTGCTACTAGGATTGATACAATAAATCATATTACTTCAGCAGATGGTGCAACAAGTTTCACTATGACAGTTCAAGATGCTACTGGTTTAAATCCAGGACATCATGTTTTCTTATATAACTTGAACGCAACAAGAGGAACTGACGCAACTAACAACAGAGGTATAGAACAAAATATTACTTCTACTATCCCAACTATTGGTACCAATCACTCAAAACAATTAAACAGAAAATATTTTAAGATTACTGCAGTTTCAGGAACTACTATTACTCTATCAGCACTTGATGGTTCTAATATCGCAGCATTCGATTCTTATGCGAGAGCTTCAGCTTATACTGGAACTGATGGTGGTAAATTACAAAGACTTACTGCTTCAGGAATTATATCTTATGCTGGTGTAAAAGATTCAGCTACAGTAAGAGATGTTCATATAACAAATATTAAAAATGGTTTTGCTATCGGTGAAAATGTCACTGGTACTGCCGATATTGGATTAGGTGCGAAAAATACACTTACTCTAACAGAAATAAATGGTTCTTCAATATCAACTGCTGCTCCAACAATGAAAGCTACAGGAGGAACTATTACTTCTGATAAAGAAGGATCTTTAAATGCTGTGCTTTATATTCCTGCTGGTAGATATAGAACTGGAGAAAGAAGCATAAAACTTTCTGATAATATTTCTAATACTGATGCTGACTTCGATTCGTTTGGTTCAGCATTATTTACTGCTAATGGTATGCAGTTAGCAAAAGAAAGAACTGTTGTCTCTTCAAGAAATTTAAGTTTCGTTGAAGATAGACTATTCCAATCTCAACCTATTAGAAGATCTTCTGTTTCAAACAGATTAATTGCTTCTAACCGAATCCGTGTTGGCGGAGGAGGAGGAGGTGGCGGAGGTGGAGGTCCAGGTCACGATCCACTTGCTCAAACTTTTGTTGTTCAATCTGATGGTGGTGCATTTGTTACATCTGTTGACTTATACTTTAAGCAAGCAGGTGAAAGACCAATCTATGTAGAAATTAGAACTACTGATAACGAAGTACCTTCTACTAAAATACTTCCATTCTCTCAAGTAATATTACAACCTGCGGATATATCTACTAGTACAAACGGATCTGTAGCAACCAACTTTAAATTTAAAGCACCAATTTATTTACAAGAAAATGAAAGTTATGCTCTAGTATGTAAAGTTGATGAGCCAGGATGCGAAGCATATATTTCTGAATTAGGTGGAACTGATTTACTTACTGAAAACATTGTAGGCATTCAGCCACTAACTGGTTCGCTTTACTTATCACAAAACTCTAGAGAGTTTGAAATAAATCCTTTACTAGATCTTAAATTTAATTTAAACCAAGCATCGTTTACAGAGAATGTAAATGGAGTGGTTCAATTAAAAGCAAACCCTGCTGAAACAAAACTACTTAATAAAGATCCTTTCCAATTTACTAATGGTTCAGAATTAGTTAGAGTACATCAAAGAAACCATGG